TAGGTGGGTGTCTGTAATGACTTAATCCTCCTCTAGTCCATACATAACTTTGGCCTATTTCTTTTCGATATTCTGGGTCGTCTTTGTAGTCCTGCCAAAGTGATATTCCGTTTTCTTGTAGATAAGCAATAGCTTGGTTTAGATACTCCATTTCTGTTCTATCTGGAGAATATCTCTTAATAGCTTTACATTCTCTCTGGAATTGTCTTAGACAACTCTCTAGAAATCCCCATTCATTCTTACCTCCCTCTAACTTGTAACACTTTATAATCCTTCGACAGTTATCTAGACAGTAATCTATATAGGCTTCTGTCATTGGGGTTAAGTTTAGGCTTCTGTTTTGGTAGGTCCACATTCTTCTTCGGGTTGTGCTAATAAATGTGCATATCCATTGGCTCTTAACCATTGGATCATTTCTTTAGCCTTTTTTTCTTTCTGTTTGACAGATAGTTGTTCTTTTACTTCGAAACTCATTATAATGCTCTTTTATATTCTTCGTAGATCTTTCGGACCTTGTTTACTTTACTTGTTCTGCAACCTCCACATCCTGAATCAGTGGCTTGTTCACCTGTGTATGCATTATAGATTGCGTAGATCGTTTTCATCTCTTGTGCTGTCCATACTTGCTTCGGTCTTTCTAGTAGGTCGTAGTGCTCGTTCAGTAATGCGAATACTTCTTGGGTTAGACCTGGTTGTGGTTTATTCATCTTAATAAGTGTTATATCTTTTATCTAATTCGTTGCCTAGGTACCCGTAGCTTAACGCTATTGGTAGTGTCCATATGTTTATATCGGTTAGGACACAAAGTGCCGCTAATGAGCTCCAGAATGCTAAACACAGACCACAATTAAGAGGCTTTCGATCTAGGTTTACGCTTTGGAGTAGCTGCTGGTACTGGGATTGGTTCTTTATGAGGACTAAGGCTGTTATCAGGCTCAGTATCTGTAGGTATGTCGTCATGGATATAGATTATATTAGCGTGTGAGAGATTGTTCTCCCATTTAATGGCTTCGATGTCTCCTTCGAGCCTCCATTCTTCTGTTTCATAGATCATGGGATGTTCTGGATGGTCTATTCGCCATCGGATGAGTTTATTCATATCTTAGTCTTTGTTTAATATGTTGTTTAACCCTGTTCACTGTCAACGAAATACTTTTACGGGGTATCTTTAGTTCTCTACTTAGTTTACTGGCGTTTGTTCCGTGAGCCACGTGCACTCTGAATAGTTCTCTGGAATACCAATCTAGTTCGTTTAATATACTATCTATCTGTGCCGTAAAGGGGTCGGTTTCTCGTTCTGGATCTTCCCAAAGCGCTTCTTCGTGCTTAGATGAGATGGGTTCGTGCGTCTTGCGCCAAGTTGTGTAGAATGGCGAGGTTGTGGAGTTCCAAGCGTTAGTTGCCACTCTTAACGAGAAATAGAATGCTCCTCCGCTTTCTAGAATGGTTGCTCGGTCTTTATGTTCTAATAAGGTGATCATACAATATGACACTAATTCTTCCCACAGCGGATCACCGCTTGTGATACGATAACAGGCTTGCTGGAATGGAATATAATTTACCTCTACCCAGTTGTCTATTGTCAAATTATGTGTTTGGATTCGAGAGTATATATCGTGTATGAATAGACCCCATTTTCACAAACCTTTTCCTGAAAGCTTTTTTGATAACGGCAAATTAAAGAAGCAACACGTTTTCCTGTTCGATATTCTGTGCCGACATTTAGATACTGGCGAGGATGATTGGATTCGCACAGATTCTCGCACACTGATCGGATTATTAAAAAAGAATGTCGGGATCACAATTCAGACTCCTAAGAAGTGCTTACATTTTCTAGAGGAATATGGTTATGTTGAAGTTCTTGAACCCCAACGTTCTCGTTCTGTCGAGGAGAGAACTAATTGTTTTACTAGATTCACTCTGCGGATAAGTCCCAGTGCTTGGGAAGCTAAACCCCTTGTTAGAGCACACACTTATGAACAGAGAAGTGAATACATGCGTAGGCGTTACGAAGCTCGGTTAGCACTAAAGGCTTTAGAGTCTTGATCGTATTCTAGTTTAACCCTAGGACTTAACAACCAGGTGTTGTCCCAATTGTCTTTATCGATTCCATTAGCGAATACCTTCTTCCAGTTAGGTCTTAGTGGATAGTACTTATTGTTTAGACGGATAACGTGTTGTCCTTTAATCGTACCTATCTTTAGGTTTTGGATATTCCTTTCTCTTGTTGTCATATCTGTTTTGTTTTGGGTTTGGGGCTCTAAGAGTACTAGATATACTATATCACTTGTTACTAAGTATTACTAGATAGTCAGACCCCCGTGTTACGATCTAGTGAAGGCTTATCTAAGATCACATCCATTATTCTTTGCTGATCGAAGTAGAAGTTATTCTTACTTGGCCAACCTTTACGTTCAGTCCTGACCAATTCATTATCTCTTAGCAGATCTAATGCTTCTTTAATCTTTTTCTCAGAATAACCTAAGGTGTGTGCTAATTGTCGAGTGCTTTGAAAGTAATGAGGAAACCTACGTTTAAGATTAGGATCAGTCTCTATTCTCCATTGCTCGTTTAGTAGGTAGTTTAGTAGTGTACCTGCCACTGGACCCAGTCTTCGATTTAAGACTGGATAGGATCTGTAATAACTTTTATCTTCTTTCGCTGCCATCAGATACATCGTAGCCGGGTTAACGAATTTTTGTACTTCCATATACATTTTTATTCTATTCGTATTTCGTTAATAGGAACTCAATACAAGTGCCTTCTGGACAATCCAAGTACTTTATCCATCTCTCTTCTAAAAGTCTTGCTACGACGTCCTGAACGACGTCTACGTCAATTCCAAACGTGTTTGCTATAGTTTGGCTGCTTGCCCAAGTGTAATTTGAATTAACTGTCCATTGCCAGAAGTAATTTGCTATTAACTTCTCGGTGGTGTTTAGTCTATGATCTTGCCAGATCGGTGCATAAAAATTTAAGTACTTCATAAGTTATTCTTCTATTCTGCCTTCTCTTAATAAATGTTTCCAGCTTCTGCCTGTTGTGATGAATGAAATAGTACACTGTTTTATTCCAAAGTAAGAAGCAATCTCTCTTTGGGTTGCTGCTCGGTGTATCCATAGCCATCTAATTGCAAAGATATCGAGGTTAGTGAGTTTGGCCATGTTATGTCCAAATCCTCTACTATAATGTCCTGCCTCCAACCGATCTTGCATATTAAGTTTCTGATCTCCCCAGCGAAGATTCTCTGCTCGATTATCATGGCTATCGTTGTTATTGTGCAAGACATGTGTGTATTTTGTAGGATCTGGATTATAATTAAATAATTTACAGACCTCTCTGTGTGTATACAGTTTTTTGCCTGCTTTAACATTAACTTGTTTGTAAGGCTGTGCACTGCAGTGTGTCTGACTGTAAGTTTTGTATTCTCCATTTTGTAATAGTTTACGGACATTGCCCATGTTAGAAAATTCTACGTGAGGGTATTCCTCGTGTTGCTTCCATACTTCTTCCATTGTGTTTAGTTATATTAAATGTTTGTATTTTCCGTGGCAAACATTCCAGATTGATGAGTGTGATCTATTATATTTTTCACACAATTTAGCATAGGTAAAACCATTTGCTCTATCTTCTCGGATTTGAATTAAAAGTTCAGATGTAAAATTAAATAATGGATTCTTAAATCCGGTTCTTCCTTTAAGCGGATGCCCATTAAGTTTAATTCTTTCTCTTGTATGAGCTCCTATACTTTTACGTGCTTCTTCACTTAATTCTATTTTAAATCCATTAGCCCATTTTTCTTTCATTATTTTAGAATGTTTTAAATTTGCATTTTTAAATCTTCCAGCATCTCTTGATCTTTGTAGGTTACTCCCAGGTGTAGACAAAATTAAATTATCAAGTCTACAATTATGTGGGTTAAAATCTAGATGATCAATCTGTCCTTTTTCTGGTATAGAACCTACAAATGCTTGATATACAGTGCGATGTACGTAAGAATTAAGATTTTTATTGTTTAGTTTTCTAGTCCAAAAAAGATAACCACTTGCATGTTTCTTATCTGTTACTAGGTTTTTCTTTCTTTCGACGTGGCGAACATTACCCCAATTAGATACTTCATAGAGATCACTTTCTACTGTTGTCTTCCATACTTCTTGTTCCATATTATACGTTTGATTTTTTTATAAGAGTAAACTTCCAACCACTTCTACTAACCGTACCATGCTTTAGACTATAGATCACTGATCCTCTCCAACATGATGTCGCTTCAGAAGCTGCTCTCGTACCAGCAACTATAAACTCTTTACCAGTTTCGTGAGAGCAGAGAATAGAATCTGCTTGGTCTTTCTGAACATTGTCTCGGCTACAAGTCCACTGAAGATTTTTGTAATGATTCTCGGTTTTCACATTTGAAATATGGTCTATCTCTTTGTAACCGAATGGGTTAGGTACAAATGCTTTTCCAACTAATCTGTGAACCAGATGTTGGCTTCTGTCATTGAATAGGACAGCTTTATAACCTTGGACTGTAGTCTTAGGTCTAAGGAGTCGGCCTTCGTACTTGTCTATGACAAAAGACTTTACGTTGCCGTGATCTGAGATTTGGTAAAGGCCTTCATAGCCTCTAATGTCTTTCCATTGTTCTTTTTCCATGTTGGGATGTTATTTGTAGATTATATATCCGATTCATAGATAAGTTCCAAAAACACTATTCCAACACGCAAAAAAAAGTCTGGCTTATATGTAGGCCAGACTTTCAAATATAACTCAGTGTAATGAATATGGAAGTACTTATTACTCTCTTTTTAGATTGTGTTCAATCCATTGTTTCAACTTCTTAGCGTTATCTTCTCTCTTTTTATTGTCACGCTTAGTTAGTTTAATCTCCTTAAGTTTAATTTTCTTTTCCATATGTCTATTAGGTTCCGAAGTATAACCAGGCAGGGAAGTCACACCATGTGGTTGCTGAACCAGCTGGGGTATCTCCTGCTATATTGTACATGTAGTTACCATCTCTGCGCATAGCATTTAATCTCTTAGTGAATGCATACGGTTGTGAAGGTACAATTAAAGCTGAAGTGAATGGTGAAGAACGATCAGGAATAATACCTTCGAGGGCATTTGCCTGATTCCAAGCGGGGTACAGGTTCATATTTCCAAACAAGTACTTCTGCATAAGAAATGCGTACATGTCAGCAATATTCTTTTGTTCCTTTTGTAGCCATTGGATCTCTTCCATCTTAACTGGATCTCCACTTTCACTCTTCATTGTCATGACACCTTTGTTTAAGATGCGCATGTGAATCCAAGGCAATGCTCTATACAATGCATAGTTTAAAACTACGTTGCCTATAAAATTATTTAAGAGATAAGTATTATCTGCTGTTAACGTTCCCGTTTTAATTTGTAACTTCAATTCGTTCTGTAGTCTGCTGCCCAGTAAATTTACGAGATCCAAATTTTGACTGTCATAGACAAATGGAATCAGTACACTCGGTGACACATTGGTGTTGATCGAGGTAAAGGCCTTGAGTTTGGTTTCACTGACAAAAAGTACTTCGTTAGTCATGATAATTTTTTCTTATATATTAAGACATTTCAGTAACTACTTGTGTGTCTACTGGTTGTCCTTCTTGGTTGTCAAATAGTTTAATAGGTTCGATGTACAAATCTCCTTGTCCACCTTTGTACTTAAACAATTTGTTAAATGGTTTTAATAAAGCTTTAGTGTTGGGAATAATAATTTGCTGCTTAAAGAGCTCGTATGAAGTCAATATTTCGTCACGGTTATTACCTATCTGAATAGATGCTTCAGTGTTGTAAATACCTAATAGCTTTGGCGAAGAAATTTGATGACCTAGTAATACTTTCTGTTCTATTCTTGAATTAAGTTGTAGAAAATAATCATCTCCAGTAGGTGCCAACGTTGTAACATCTGCTTTATTTTCTGGACCTGAATTGAAAAACATTAGTACTTTACTAGCGTTTTCCGTACCACTGAAGGCTGAAGTTACATCTTGGTAGATAGCGTTTCTTTCAATTGCAGATGGAGTTCCATCATTCATTTGGATTACTAGATTAGGAGTTAATCCATTTTTCAATTGGGAAAGATGGTACGAACTTACTTCTATGTCCGTGGCTATGTCCGTCATACTTCCGCTATAACTAGGAAGTGCATAAACGGATTGTCCGATAGAATAATCATAGTAGTAAAGAATTTGACTTGGATGCTCTAATGCTTTACTTGGATCGAATTTATGAAATGCTCTAGGCTTCCATTCTGCTTTCTTGTATTTTGCCCAGTCGTAACTCACATAGTATTCTTCTACACTTTGTGTGTCATAACTGATATGTCCAGAACGAACTGCACTTACATCTACGTGGTAAATCTCTGCAATCTCTGTACCGTCATTAGACCAAATTACATTTAAAGCACCAGCACCAAACGTTAGGTAGTCAAGTGCAAATTTTTCAAATACTTCTGTCCAGCTTTCATTAGGGTTAATGTAATCTAATAGTGATTCTTGTCCTGGATCCATTGTTCTAAGTCCGTTACCTACCACTGCAATTTGTTTAGATATTAAACAAGTTCTGTTGATTGCAGATTTGTTAAATAGTTCTACAATAAATTGTGGATAGAGATTATCGATTCCAAACCAAACCCACTTTGTATTATTGAAACGATGTTCAAGAACTTCAGGAACTGCAGGCGAGAAGACCTTTTCCATCTTCATCGAGTATACCCTTTTGTTTATTTCTTCTGACATAATGTTGTTTTATACTTTATATATTAAAAGGTTTTAGGATGGCTTTTGCACCTTCTCTGATCCTTGTAATATTTGTTTTGTCTTCTTCACTAACAGATTCGTATTCTGAATCTTCCATTGCATTTTCTAGTAACTCTAGTAGTGCTTTAATTAAAGTACACTGGTGTTCAAAAGTATGATCGCCAATGTAATTATAAACCATTTTATCTAAACTCGTCGTGTAGAGTGTTAATTTTTCTATGTAGGTTAAATTTGCCATTCTCTGTTTTTATAATCCAACTGCTGCGTATGCTACACTTGGTGCTGCTGCGTTTTGTACATAAGGAATACCAAAGTATGGTTGTTCCATATTGAACGTGTTAATTCCAAGTGGTATACTTATGTCGTCAAAGTAAACGCTTTTAGTCGCTGCTCCTTGTGCTAACCAAGCATTAGCTTGTAGAGTTACTACACCATTTGCTGTTGGAGTAACTGTGATTGATAATTGTTGCCAAGTGCCTGTGATTGCAGTATTTGCTGTAGCAACTTGGTTTGTAGTAATACCTGGTATCTGATAACCAACCAAAGTCATATTAGCAGCTGCTTGGTTATTTTCTAGGTATACCCACATGCTAATTGTAGCAGCCACGTTTGCTTTTAAGTAGATCTGTCCAAAGTTTATTGCAACAGGATTACCTGCATTTCTAGGCATGTTTAGAAGATTTACTCTCCAAGAACTTGAACCACTATGTGTGATTGTTGTCTCTCTAGAAATTTCTGCTTGATAACTATAACCTTTAAAGTCACTTGCATTTCCATTTAGACCACTCATATAAGAATTACCTAAAGCGTATTGTCCATTACTGTAAATAGAAGATTCTGTGTAAGTAATGTCTTGTACATATTGGTTACCACCATCGGCGTTACCTGCTGCAGGCACATAAAAAATGAAAGAATTTCCTGCTGTTGTAACTGTATTAAGATATGAGGTACCATTAGCAATAATTAAACCAGCATTAAGTTTTGCGGTTGTGTTATAAAAACTAGTAGTCGGTGCATTGTTTGCAATTGCTGATAATGATGAGTTATAAACTTCTACATTTTTAAACACACATTGAGCACCGGAATTAATAAATGCACCAGCATTAGCATTAGCAGGAGTTATAGTATGACAATTTTTTAATCTTATAGTGTCACCATTTATCTGTTGAAACGCAGTTGTAATACCAGGTGTACCTGAATTATTAACGCCAAAATTAGTAACTGTGTTAGGATATAAAGCTCCAGTTAAAACCGAACTACCTGAAGAAAGATAGCCGATAGATGCTCCGGATGAAAAACAATTTGATATATTCCAGCCAGAATAAGTTCTTGCTTGTAACGTGTTCATTCCAAATCCTCTAACTCCTCTAAGAACTCCCATCCATTCAACTTTGTTGTAATCTTTAGGAGTCCAACCAACAGAACCAGCAGCAACATAAACAAGTGTAACAGATGTTTGTGTTGTAGTAGCTGTATCCCAACCCCCAGTCCACGTTGTAATTGCAGTGGCAGTTCCATTCTCTGTACAATCAGCCATTGCACCTGCAATAGATGAATATGCTAACGAGTTAACACCAGCATAATCTATTGCATTTCTATAGTAAGTTGTGATCGTTCCATTAAGAGTGTCACTGTAATAACCTCTTAATCCTGATGTATTTAGATTTAAAGTATTATATGCATTGTCTAATAAAACTATATTGTTAACTATACCAGCAATTGGATAGTTGTCATAAAGATCTGTGTTACTTGCAACTGGAGAAATAATACTTTGTAAATTTAGTCCAGTAGCAGTACATGCATTAATATTATCTAAGGCAAGAATAGCATTATTCAAAGAGTTAGCACCAGTGTATAGTGCGATTGATTGAATCGAGCTACCTAGTGCACCCCCGCCTGTTCTAGGAAGTACAAAACTATAAAGTTGGTTAAGAGTTGTAATAGCAGGTAAAGGAATACTATCTACAATAGTTGTTCCTAGTGTATCGGAACATAAGCACAATCTCCAAGTAGTTGCTTGTGGTGCCTGCGTTGCAGGTAATGCCCAAAAAGTTAAATGTGTATAAGCAGAAAAATCAGTAGCAGCAGGTAATGTAAAATAAGCATACCTTGTGTTGTTTGCTGCTGAAGCTGGTGCAGTTATTTGAATACCTTGCGGTGTAGTTTTAACACATGAAGTTGTGTTTGCTGCAGAGGTTGATCCATTAGCAGCAGTCCAGTTTGTATTACAATCACTAACTAATGCAGTCTGTGTATTAGAAGCTAATTTAACAGATCTGAAATTAATGTTCTGTGCAGTACCACCGGAAGTATATGCACCGTTACCAACTGATCCATCTAATGTGAACGTGTTAGCACCAGTACTTGTTATAATCCAAATTCCGTTAGCTGCTGTATTACCTGCAACTGAGTTAATAGAAACCACATCTCCTGTTGCCCAACTTCCTCCACTTGCTACTGTTATTGCAATCGGTGTTGCATTAGTAGCACCTGAAATATTATAAGTTGTATTTGGTTGTCCATTAGCTGTTACACTTGTCCAAGTACCATTACCTAAAGAAGCTTTGTCTCCAGATTTAGCAACTCTAATTTCATCTCCAGGAGCTATACGTGCTGCTGTCGAACCGTTGTTAACAGTTTTCCAAGCCGTACCCCAAGAGGTTCCAGCTGCTGCATCTGAACCATTAACCATGTCTATGTAAAAGATTGCCATATTATGCTGTTTCTAATTGTAATGTTATCTGAGTAATTGTAGAGCAAGAATCCAATGTGAATCCTATTACATCACCTGCTGTGATACTGGTTGTCCAAGTTGACAAAGTAGAGTCTTCATATTTGTTTGCAGAACTTAGTGTCGGTTTAGAAGATCCACAAATTGAATCTGCTGAGTTCGGTGGGAAGTTTGCGTAGCTATCCTTATAGATGTCTAAGACAGCACTTCCAACTTGATCAGCTAGTAATGTTACTTTGGTAATTGTACTCGTTCTAGGAGCACGTATGTACGTAATAACACCGGGTGTAATGACTGCTCCACTACCAGAAAATACTGCTGTGTAGTTTAGACCTGATTGTGAGGTACCTGACGTTCCAGATGTTCCGTTTTGACCGGATGTTCCGTTTTGACCGGATGTTCCGCTACTTCCTGAAGTACCGGATGGTTGTGATGCAATGATTAGTAGAATATTTTCACCGCCAGTAAAACTAAAAGTACTTGATACAAATGTTACTGGGAATTCCCAATATGAATTTGGTCCTACTTCAGTTCCTGCACCGAAAGTCCAAACTTGATATTGGGTAGAATTGTTTGCATCTTGAATAATAACTTTTGTGCCTGATTGAATTAAAGCTAAAAAAACATCAATATCTTCATTGTTACGATCTAAATGCGATATATTAATTTGGGTTGCAGACGCTTGAGTAGCATTGTTCCAAATTATATTTGTGTTACCAGGATTTCCTGAAGTAATATTTGTTCTTGCATTGTAAGGAAATAAAGAAGAAGATTGTCCCGACGCACCGCTGGTTCCAGACGAACCAGATACTCCGCTTGTTCCGCTTGTTCCACTCTGTCCAGAACTACCATCTGTACCTGACGTACCACTAGTTCCGTTCTGTCCGCTTGTTCCATTCTCTCCACTAGTTCCGCTTGTTCCGTTCTGTCCTGACGTTCCTGAGGTTCCTGCAACACCTGCACCACCACTGGTTCCACTCGTTCCGTTAGCACCTGACGTACCTGAACTTCCTGCTGCTCCAACTGCACCATCTAAGTTAACGATCCAGTTTGCAAATGTACCTGTTCCAACTGTTTGGTAAACATTGACAATTAATTCTCCGTCGTTAGAATCATAACCAGCAATTACACCAGTCATATTATAACTTAAAGGATCTGGTGGATATAGAATTGTTACGTCTTGGGTTGGCGTAAACTGTAAACCAGTAGCAACTATTAAAGTCTGCGTACCATTACCTAATGTTAAAGAAGTAGTAGAAGTAGAATAGTAAACTGAACCAGACTGACCTGAACTACCAGACGTTCCTGCACTTCCGGACACTCCTGAACTACCTGAAGAACCTGATGTTCCAGATTGACCTGATGTTCCATTAGTTCCAGAATTTCCAGAACTACCGGAAGAACCTGATTGTCCTGACGAACCTGATGTTCCGTTCTGACCTGACGTGCCTGAACTACCAGTTCCTCCTGACGTTCCTGAAGTTCCATTATTACCTGACACTCCTGAACTACCAGATGTTCCAGACTGACCTGACGTTCCAGACTGACCTGATGTACCATTGGTTCCAGAATTTCCAGAACTACCTGAACTACCAGATGATCCAAAAACAGTAATTTGTCCTGAACTGTTCTGTGCTTTTAGTACTCCGTTTTGTGAATACAAACTTACATATCCAAAATCGGGCGCAGGCGGGTTTGAAGGATTTTCTCCGAACTGTATTTCACCGGCTCCGTCTATTCTTAATTTACCTGTACCCATTATAATGTTCCGTTATTTTGTAATTTAATCCAATCAGATCCATCGTAAAAAGCCATAACTTGATCGTCTGTTGAGTATCTTATCATGCCTGCTACTGGATCTGCTATAGCTAAAATATTTGCTGTTGTGTCAGAAGGCACCTGACCTGCAACACCTAACTCATAAACTTCATCTACTGAATTTACGAACTTAATTGCGTTGTTTTGCGCGAATACAGAAACATAATATTGATCTGGTGTTTCAGGCGTTGCGTTTGAAATACCAAATGTTATAAATCCGTTCTCTTCTAGTTTTAAGTGTCCTCCTGCCATGTTATGATGTTAATGTTAATGTTAAACCTTTTTTAACTAATAAGTAACCAGTGTTAGCTATTTCAAGAGGTTGACATGTATTAGTTGTATCTGTTTCAATAATATAAGGTGAATTTGCAAAATTAATAACGCAATTATTTAATACACCAGTATAGTATATAATCGACTCAAAATCTTCATTGTCTGAAATAAAAACTGTATTCTCTACTTCTGGCGGTGTATACTCTCCTAGTATAGCTTGTCCTTGATCTATTAGAATACCAAACCCTGGATCTAATACTGGTGTAGTAATATTCCAAACTTTATAGTCATAGTTTCCTGGAGGAAACATAGCAATAACAGCATTGAACGGATCATCAGATTCCCCTTGTTGAACTGGAGTCATTTCTAATTGCACGTAACGGTAATTTCTAGTTACTATATTAGGAATAACATATACCCAATGATTACTGTAAAGACTTTTAAATCCTATTAGAAATAAGTCTCCCCATTCTTGCACACTAGAATCAATTGTGTCAGCATAGATGACAAATTGATTCGGTTCGTTTACGTTTAAATTAATCATATCTTAGCAAGTATATCCGGTTAAATCTATTGATGCGTTATCACAGCTTGTAATACATGCTCCGCATATTTGTGCACCACTTGGGAAATATGCTCCGTATAAGCAAGCATCGAAGTTACTTGAAAAAGATCCTGCAGGTATTGTTACTGTGAATGATTGAGTACTAGTTCCACTTCCGCAACTTGCACCAATACTTGTGTAGCTAACATTGACGCCAAACTCTGAATCTACTTCATAAGTTGTATTAATAGTTACTGACGCTCCCATAAAGTCGTCGATAGTGCCTCCGATACATGGTTGCATATAACCACCTACTCCAATAATATCACCTGATGGTGGAGTTGGAGGTGGTGTACCGCCACATGCTGAACCGTAGTTATTAATAGTGAATACTGCTGGATCAGAAGTTGGATAACCATATTCTAATGTTGCAGGATCTAAACAATCAGATAGAGTTTGGTTACCTGTAGAACCTACATAGAATAGTATAGTACCAACACCTAATTTATCGTATTTAATATAACCAGTTTCTGTTACGTCAATTGAAACGTTCTGTCTGTAATTACTTCCAGTACAAGTAATACCTGAATTTACAATTGTAAAATCTGCTACTTGTGCAAACGGAATACCTGGTGCTAATGTAGACACTGCAGAGCAATCAGAAATAAAGAAGTTACCGGTAATAGGAACGAAATAGTAAACCGTTCCAACGCCTTGCTTATAGTACTTAATGTAACCAATTGTTGTTACATTTATTTGAATAAATTGTGTGTAAGAATAAGATGGAGTTGCTTCTTGTAATAGCATATAATAAGTTGTACCGTTAATTACAACAGGCATTTTATGTGTGATAGCACCACCAGAATCAACTGTAGGACCTGCTAATGATAAATTACCAGAAGCAGATGCAATACCTAATGTGTTGCTAAGTGTTAATGTTGTTCCGTCGAACTGTAGGTTTTGTTCCCCGTTAATATTAAAACCACCGGTAGCAGTTGTAACGTAGTTGTTTGTGTTGTTAGAAACTGTAATTGAATTACCTGACGTTCCTGAAGTTCCTGGTGATCCATTACTTGAAGTACCTGACGTTCCTGGACTTCCGTTAACACCTGACGTTCCTGAAGAACCTGGAGATCCAGCACTTGAAGTACCCGATGTTCCTGCAGTTCCTGGTGTTCCTGCGCTTGACGTACCTGATGTTCCTGCTGTTCCACTTCTACCTGATGAACCTGCTGTTCCGTTAGTACCTGCGGGACCTTGAACTCCTTGTGCTGCAACTATATTCCAACTAGTAGGATTAAGAGTAGGAGGTTGATCGCCAGGAAAAGCGGGAAAAATACATCCCCAAGAAGCACCAGCATAATAAACTACGTCACCAAGAATGTAACTAGCAGAACCGCTCCAAGTTCCTATAAATTTCATAGACGTACCTGCAGTTCCTGAACTACCATTCTGACCGGATGTTCCGGATGTTCCTCTGCTACCTGAAGTACCAGATGTTCCGTTCACACCAGAACTTCCTGAAGAACCTGGTGTTCCGGGTGCAGACGTACCAGACGTTCCTGAACTACCTGAAGATCCATTAAATCCGTTATTACCTGAACTTCCAGATGTACCTGACGAACCTGTGCTACCTGAGCTTCCTGATGAACCTGAACTACCAGTACTTCCTGACGAACCTGTGCTTCCAGATGTTCCACTTGTTCCAAAAGTCTGACCAGACGTTCCAGCTGAACCTGACGAACCTGTGCTACCGGAAGAACCTGATGAACCTGAGCTACCTCTAGTACCTGACGTTCCTGACGTTCCAGCATATCCAGAAAGTTCTAATCCATTAAATGATAGATTGTATAATTTTGAAGTTTGTGTCGTATTATTACCTGTAACAATAACGTCAAACCAATATTGTGTTCCAACTGTTAAACCGCTAACAATAGCAGTTAAAGAGAAAGGAAGATTGTAACTTGTAGCACTATTATAAAAATTAATAGATGTACCAATACTACTTCCAGTACCTGCTGCGCCTTTTGCTGGTGGTGTACCTGTGCCGTAAGCTAATTGAATGTACTGTTGTGCAGCTGAATTATCTACTGTACCATCTACAGTTATCTGTACTTTACCTTCACTGATTGGAGTAATAGTCCAGCCAGAAGTACCACATCCACCCATTTGCTGATTAGATCCTGCAGATAGATTTAAAAATACTTCTGCTGGTGTGTTACCTACAAATGTAGAGTTTAGTGGACCACCAGATCTACCTGATGTTCCGGATAAACCTGACGTACCTGACGTGCCTGGTACTCCAGTTTCGCCATTTGCTATTGCACTCCAATCTACTCTCCAACTTGCTTGTGGTACTTGACCAACATCTGCAATTAATAAAAGACCACTTGCAGTTTGGTAGATGAAAGTAAATGGATCGTTAGTGTCATATGAACTATGTCCACCTGGCCAAAGAGTAGCATAAGAAGTAAAATTGTCTGAACCAAATGGTACAGCAAAAACTAATTGATATTGCCATCTTCCTAATCCTGCATCAAATCCCCAACCGGATGTTCCGTAGATTGATCCAGATTTAGCACTTAATCCTAAACCATTAACACCCGACGTACCCGAGCTTCCTGAAGTACCTGATGACCCATTCTGTCCAGATGAACCCGATGTTCCATTCTGTCCAGACGAACCCGATGTTCCATTGTTACCCGACGTACCTGATGAACCTGAACTACCTCTTGTGCCTGACGTACCTGAACTGCCTGACGTACCTGTGCTTCCTGAACTACCTGACGTACCTGTACTTCCTGAAGAACCTGAACTTCCTCTAGTACCTGACGTACCTGAACTGCCCGAAGTACCTGTGCTTCCTGAAGAACCTGAACTTCCTCTAGTACCTGACGTACCTGAACTGCCTGAAGTACCTGACGTACCTGCAGTTCCTGAATTACCAGATGAACCTGATGTTCCGTTCTGACCAGACGAACCTGACGTTCCATTCTGACCAGACGTTCCTGACGTACCTGTACCTCCTGATGTTCCTGATGTACCTCCAGTTTGTGAGATCTGTTTGATCTGTAACCAAGCAGTATAACCAGGAGAACCAAAAAGATTAACACGATTAAGCGAACCTCCACCAACACTAGCCCATACTCGAACTTCTATGTAATCATTAGCATTTAAACTAGCAATAAAAGGAGCAACCCCACCGTAAGCATTTTGGTTACCTGGGGATTGAAAAACTGTTTGACTCCCGGTTAACTGTGAACCATTTCTATAGAATTCTACAGTTAAAGTCGAAGAACTTGCTCCAGAAAAATACCCAGTATTGAATATCATTTCATAAACTGCAGTGTTCGATACTCTTACTTGAGAAGTACTTTGTACTGTGATTCCACTACTTGTAACAGTTGTAGGCCAAGCAATCATTTGCCCGGTTGTTCCAACAGTAAGAGGATCAGTAGTGTTAGCAAAAAAACCATACCAGTTAGCAGATAGGTTAGAAACACCTGACGTTCCTGCTGTTCCTGATGCGCCTGAACTACCATTCACACCTGACGTACCAGATGTTCCAAATGTAGCACCTGACGTTCCTGCAGTTCCATCTTGACCAGAACTACCAGACGATCCTGCACTACCACTTAAGCCAGACGAGCCTGAAGAACCTGTGCTTCCTGAAGAACCTGAACTACCTGACGTACCAGGAATTGAACTAACAGCAATATTCCATGCATTATAAGTTCCAGAACCTTCGTGATATGTAACACTCACAGTTAACGCTCCTGTATTAGGAAGATAACTTTGAATCACACCAACCATAAAGTTTGTTCCGTCGTATGCTATAGAAACTGTTTGTCCAACAGTGAAATTTAAACCTAATTGTGTAGTGAAAGTTTTAGTACCATTAGAAACGTTAAAAGAACTTGTTGACGTACCTACAAAAATAGAGGTAGCACCTGACGTTCCTGAACTTCCTGAACTTCCATTAACTCCTGAGCTACCTGATGTACCATTCTGTCCAGACGAACCTGAGCTACCTGACGAACCTGATTGACCAGACGAACCTACAGATCCGTTAGCACCCGAAGTACCAGACGTTCCTGCAGCTCCTCTCGTTCCAGACGTACCTGACGAACCTGAACTACCAGAACCACCTGATGTACCACCACCTGCACCAAAAACTGTAATAGCACCAGTGTCGTCGATTAGACGTAACTGTTTATCTGTACCATAATAAATGGAACCGTAACCGGTTGATGGAGTTCCGTTACCTCCAGTACCACTAGTACTGATGGTTATTTGACCGCCTTCGGATGAACCCGTTCCTATTTTTACTGTAGATGTAGCCATAATTAATCGTTTCTAATAATGAATATGTATTCCTCCATAATTGGGCACAAAAAAGACCAGAATCTCTGGTCTTTTTGTATTTATAATGAAGGAATTTGTACCTGGTAACAGTAAACCTCCCTGGCGCGGATTACTAATTACCAAAATTCCTGATTACGGTGCTGCGATAAAGTCGATTCCAGTGAAAACTGTTTCCGGTGTATCAGCAATTTGGTAGGCCATGGCCGGTTCTTGCGCGCTCAAAGTCAAGGTATACCCCTGAAGATCTCCAGGCGCAGTTCCTGTTACAGAAGTACCAGCAGAAACTACTGCACCTCTTGTTAAACCACCCAACCAATATTTACCGTTGTTATCTTCGAAGATAAACTTAAGGTTTCTATTGCGGGCTACTAGAAGCAAAGCGTTACGCTTGTTTGCTTCCATTTTTTGTATATTTAGTGAAAGGGCCTGATCGAAAAAAGCAGTTCCATTTTCATTGCTAATGTTGAAAGTTTCTGTAAAGCTTGCAGTGTTTTTAGCAACTACAAACTCATACATTTCTCCAGAATCACCGCTTGCAGCAGTGATCAAAGATACTGATCCTGCTGTAGAGGATTCAGTTAATGTACCAAAATCAACATCTGCGCCGATATAGATGCTACCCTTAATTCCCGCTATACTATCGATGCAATCTAGTGGGAGGCCATATTGGATTAAACAGCTCATATGATGTTTTTTTATTATTTGTTTTTTAAAGAGTGTGATATGTTTCAATCACACTCTTTTTTAGTTATGTGTAAGTAGTTGATTACTAAGCTACTGTAGAAATAAACTGGTTAGCAACTGCTGCAGTACCCATCGAAAATGCAGAGTAAAACTTCACGATATCCACTGAGGGATCGTAGAAAAATCTGAATTTCGCCTCGTCATTTAAGATGCCAGTTCCAAACATAGCGTACTTACGGGGGCCCAATATTACGGTTGGTACTTTTGGAGATCCTAAGTCAACAATACCTGGAGCTGCAAAAACCTTAATATTGGTTCCTGGGAAGATAAAGCTGTTTTCTGGAGATCCAGATACGTTAGAAATGTTAGGGTATTGTAACAAGATAGAGTTACCTTTAGCTTGTAAACCTTGTACTAACTTAGAGTAAGTAGCATAAGACACATAGCAAATAAGATCATCTTCTTGTAATACTGCTGGATTAGCAAGTGCTAAAGCATCTACTAATTTAAAGAAACCTGCATAAGATGTAGAAGCAGATGTGAAATCAGAAGCTGCAGAAACACCAGAAATAGCACCGTTTGCTACTGAAATTTGATCGGTAAGACCATCAAGATCTCCACCATCTCCTTGCCAGATAGTTTCTTCAATGTATTTTTGAATTGTTCTTACTTTAAGATCAGCAATTGCTTGCTCGAATGGTACTGTTTCTTGATAAGAAGAAGGACTCATTTGAGAAGACAACCAGTAATCTCTTAGTACTTGAGGACAAAGATCTTCTTTCATCATCTTCTGAACATTCACTAAAGGAATTTGAGTGAAGATTGTAGTGTTAGATCCAGTCTGAGCTGAACCGAAACCGCAATCATAGTTCTTGATATCTGCGTTTACACCAAGAATATTGATAGAAGTGGTCCCAGCAGTTAAATTTGGGCGTACAGTCAAGTTAGAAACTGACTGTGGTTTTAGTACCGCACGGGTTACTAATTCTGTTGATAATTGGTCTGTATATGGGGTAAGACCACCTAAGTTAAATGACATAGTATTTAATTATTTTATTTGTTAAATGAACTTTTTAGTTCATTAAATCTGTCGACAATATCGACGTTATTTTTTACCGAAGAGAAATCTCTTTCGTTGATCACTGGAACTTTACTAGCAGCAGGTGCTTTTGAAAATTTAGCATATTGCTCTTCCATTTTAGCCATTTTCTGTTTCATTTCTGCAACATCTTTAGCAATTGGTTCAATAGCAGCAGCAACTTTAGTCATCGCTTCAGCAATTCTTTCTTCTACCGCATCTTTAATCGGTGTAGCTTCTTCAGCAACTACCGCTTCTTCTTCAGAAGCTTTAACTGCTTCGGTTTCCACCTCAACTTCAATCGTTGGTTCTTCAGGAGATTCTACACTGACAATTTTTCCGGACTCATCTACCATGAAGACTTTTCCGTCTTCACCAATATGTTCACCAGCAGGTGCAGGTACCTTTGAACCATCTTCAGCAACTACGAATAGCTCGCTGCCTGGCGCAAATTCCTCTGCTTCTACTACTGTACCGTCCTTTAATTTAGCTGTAGCTAACTTAACTGATAAACCTAGCACGACTCTAATTTGATTCAATTTAGATTTGTAATTCATTGTTAGATTTTTTATTTACATTGATGAATATGTAAATCCATCAATCTGGCATTTATCTTGCCATTATTTTTAAGACTGCAAGATCCTCATGATCCCTGCAATTTCCTCTTTTTCTTTTCTTATTTCTTCTAAATCAGCTTTATCTATAAAATTACCTTCTATAGAAAATCCTTGGTATTTACCTGCTTTAACTTCTGCCCACACTTTTGGATCGTTTACTTTCATCTTAACCATCCAAGTTCCTTTTGGTACTCCTAAGTTATAAACTGAATTAGCTTTATCTGTTGCTTCGTCTTCTACAATCCAAGATTCAAACACATAAGAAGAAGCGTCGTTTTCAGCATGTTCTAGATTTGTATCATGGTTACGCGTTTCCTTCATAAACTTTTCCTGAATTAAAGCGATTGTTTCTGCAGAAAACTTAACATAGTAAATTTCTTGGGTCTCTTCGTCTCTTCTTAGGATTTCCATATCTGGAATCATCGCTGCGCCGACTAAGATCATTTTATCTCCTACTTCTTCCGTTGCAAATGCTAATTTACTAGATTTAATAGGCACGCAATTAGGTGTTCCGTCGTCTTTTAAGCCATAAGCTTCGTATCCTTCCCAACATGGATTAGGTTCTAAAAATTCTTCCTCTTCTAGTATGGGTCCACCACCAATCCAAGCGTCACAAGTTCTTGCTGCTGCACACTTAAAATCAAATGCTTCGCAATAACCTAATTCTCCTGCTGCAATTGCATCGTATGGATCTGCGAGGGCTTCCTCGCCAATTCCTGCAGCAATACAAGCTAACATAGATTTAGTGCGAACAAAGAAACCACAATTACCACAGGTTGCTGACTTAGCATCTTTTACAGAAGTATTAAATTTGTCTGCTTTTGCTTGCCAATATTCTTCGTTAGCTTCTCCTGGATTTAAAGGTCCGTAATTAGCAGCATCTATTGCTTCTTGTCTATTTTTAAGATTTAATTCTAAATCTACTGTTGATGCTGGACATCCGTATTCGTTGAATTTACGCTTCTTTTTAACTCCTGGATCTACATATGGGGGTAAACCAGAAACGTCTATACTCATTTTTTCTTTTTCCATATTAGCACGAATCCATCCACAAAGTTTATCTGCAGACTCCTGATCTAAACCTCTGTCTAACTGATCTGCAATGCACTCATCCCAAGGATAATCTGCTAATTCTACTTTACTGTTTTTTTGCTCGTACATAGAAATGCACATAGCAACTGCTTGGTCTTGGTCTTTACCTTCGTCCATAACAGTAGAAATGCATCTACCCATGAAATCAGATTCTGATTCTCCAGCAGAAGGTTCTACGAATTTCTCTTTACCAAAGAATAAAAAATTACTTTCTATTGCTGGGTCAGACACCAAAGATATTTTTTCAACACCAGAACTTTCCATATCTGGAAGAATTTCAAGTTCTATTATTTTTCTTTTAAGCTCTTTTTCCATGGGGCATTTTATATATTGAATATGTTTTTATCTGTTTTTGGCATTTTATAGACGTGCTAGTCTTGCAATTTTAGCATCTGCTTCAGCTTGTGATGCTACATCTGACGCTACCACATAAGTTTTAACTACTGGAGTAGGTTGACTTGCCATCATTCCTTGTAGTGCTTCCATACTTGGTGTTACTCCTCCGTCTGCGTATTTTCTATTGCCTACAGAGTTAATAGCATTTAACATAGGTAAGAAAGATCTAGTAGATCTTTTGTTAACTACAAATTCACCACCTTCTAGTTCTCCATATGGAGATTTAATTCCTCCTTCCCCGTGAGAAGGTCCTACTAGTATACCACCTTTAGCAAATTTACTTCCTTGTGGTGCTGCTGGACCTTGTGCTGCTGGTGCAGTGGGTACTTGAACTGCGGTAATAGATTTAACTGCTTTAAAACCAGAAGCAAGAATAGTTGCCACGTTAATAACTTTAGCAACTACATCGAAAGGTGAAGGTAAAGTAGATTTTTGTTTTAATGCTTCTGTTACCCCTTGATAGGTATTGATTGTTGCTTGTGCAATTCCTAATGCTTTACCAGCTACTGTATCTTTTCCAACTAATTCAGATAATTGTCCAATTGAATTACCAGCTTCACTTAATTGTTGTCTCTTAAATCCATATTGATCTGCATCAATTGCTTTATTCGTTTCTGCAATTTTAGCATTAAAATCTGTTTGTGCACCTGTAATTCTTTTTTCTTCGTCAGCATTACCTTTTGCAGCTTCTAATTGCTTTGCAAAAGATTCGTTCATTGCAACCGCCTTCTTGTCTAAGAATTCTTTCTCGCCGTCAAAATCTCTAATGCGTTTTTCTTGCATTGTTGCAAGACCTCTTTCGATGTCTCCAACAATTAAACCTTGTTCTTTTTCGAGAGCTTCTTTCTTAGCGTTATAAACCTTTTCGTTATAATCGTTAGTAATTTCTAAAGCTTTTTCTGCCTGTGCTTTTTTTAATGCAGTTATAGCTTCTTCGTTACCTTTATTCTTAGCAATTAAGTCGTTATAAAATTTATCGCTTTCAGCTAAAGCTAAATCGTATTTTTGTTTTTCAGTAACTGCTAAGGCTTTGGCAGTTTCGTCTGCTAACTTCTTATCTTCTTCTGCTTTCTTTTTTTGCTCTTCTGATAACTTAGCATCTCTAGCAGTCTTATCGTTATTGTATTTTGATTCTAAATCTGCTTTTTGTGCAAGTAAAGCTTTGTATTCATTTGACCCTTCTTTTTCAAGAGCCATTAAATCAGTTAATCTCTTCTGTTCTCTAGCGTATTCTTTATCTTTGTAAGCTTGCTCGTCTTGTAAAGCTTGAATTGTGCTTTCTGATTTCTTACGTTGTGATTCTGCAAGTTCATCATTAGACTGTTGAAGCTGTTCATTAGTGTTAATTAAATCTTGTGCGTCTTTTTTAGCTTTATCCGCAGCCTCTTTATTTCTTTTATCTCTTTCTTCTTTATCTTTCTTCTCTTTGTCTGTTAACCTTTTACTTCCTTCTGTAAATGATTTTTCTGCTGATGCAGATGCTTCTTTATAACCAGTAACTACATCATTTACTGTGTTAACTGCAAAATTCTTAACATTCTTAGCAGTATTATTAAATCCTTCTTTAATACCGTCTGTAACCTGTGCAGCACCTTCTTTAATAGCATCCCAATCTAATGTAAATACACCTTTAAGAACTTTACCAGCTCCTGTTGCAACATTTACTAAAGTTTTAAATACGTTTACTAACTGATCACCAATTAAAAAAACTAAATTCTTAACAACCGCAAATAAAGCACCAAACGTTCCAGAAAGTACACCAACTGTTTTGGTTAGACCTTTCATGAACTTGTCGTTCTCCATTAGACTAATTACTAAATCAATAAAGAGATTAGCAATTGGTTCTAGAACTGCAAAAAGACCGTTTAGAATTTTTGTAAAGCCTTCAGAGACTTTAGTTAGTTTTGCTTGTCCTTCTTCAGTACGACTTAAAGCTTCTTTAAGTGCCATGAATGCACCTACAATAAGGGTTAGTGTTACGACAAAAGGATTAGCAAGAAAAGATTTAAATGTTGCATCTAAACCTTTCATTGCATTACCAACCTGTCCTACAACACCTGGTTGAGCAGCAAGTGCATCATCCAGTTGCATACTTTTTAAAGTGGTAAGTTCTAACGAATCATTTAACTCGTCTAATTGTGCTTTTGCACTTGCAAATTTTATCTTATCGCCAGTAGCTTGTGCTTCTTGCATAGCAACTTGCGCTTTTCGGATTTGTAACTGGAGTTTAATAAACGCGCCTTCCGCTTCCGAGGTATCTGCTCCTACTTTAGGTTTTGTAGCCATTTCATTAATTTATTTTAAGGACAAGGTCCTTCGTAACAATTTACTCTTATTTCAACGTCATCACCATCTGCAATATAAACGTCTGGAATAGTTATAAACGGAGTGCTTGTAAAAGACACAGAATATGTTGGAATAATATTTCCGTTATAATAAAGATAAACAATACCACAATTTCCAGTACCTGGTAAATTAGTTGTGACATGAACTAGTATTTGGTTATTAGACGAATTCCAATTAATTCCAGAAGGATTTAATTTCGTTCCGTATAATGTTGATGTTAATGGGAATGTACTTGGGCCATCTAATGAATTCATCCAATCTCCGTTAATTCCTACATCATAAACTACACCAAATCCGCAATCATTATTAGCAACCGTCCAAGTCACACTCGATGGAGGTGGAGGTGGAGGAGGTGGAGGAGGTGGTGTAGGGCTTCCACAAGGTTTAAAATCTATTGGAATTGTAACATCACTTTCACATGGTGCATTTGCTGCAATAGTAATTTCACTTGCTGCAGAATCTGCATTTACAATTATACCACCTAATAAAGAAGTTCTTGTTACATTAGTTGCAATGATGCCACTAACATTATCTGCAATAGTGAATGTTAATGCATCTGTTCCAATCGAATTTACTTGTACGTTTATTGCTACTGTTGGCATATTAAGAATTACATTGATTAAGTTGGGTTAGATCTGAACCACTAATAGTAAATGGTGTTCCTACTCTCGCACAGATTGATTCTCCTGGAGATATTGTATCAGCATAGAACCAAGTTCCTGCACATGTTTGATAATCTCCTGTCCAAATTATTTCTGATTCATTTTTATATGAGAAGCAAGTATCAGAACATGAAATAGTAAAGTTAAATGCATCATTGATAGAATTGTTTGGATCTGCAGGTCCTGCTTCTACATACACGTAAGTGTTTAGACCTGTTTCGTATGCTGTAGATAATTGACCAGAACTAGGAGTATTTAAAGATAAGCCCCACGGACCTGGATAATTTGCATATCCTGTCCATCCTGAGGTTGCAACCAAACTTCCATCTTGGTAGATGCTAAATCTATTTGGTCTTTCGATTGTAACCCAATTAATAGTTATTTCTGTTGTATCTAAATCATCACAGATATAATAATTTTCATAAGCGTGATAATCAATACCAGAATAATTTCCGCTTACGTATTCGCCGCAACTGTAACATACACCTGGAGGAGTAACACAGTTTGCATCTTCTGTTAATGTTGCATCGTAAACAATTAATCTACCGTCTGTAGAAATGTAAAGAGGATCGCAGCATTTAACTAAGTCGTAATCAACAACGTAATCTGAATTAGATCCGTCGATAATACAAGTAGGATCAATACACTTCCAAGCCGAAGCTCCTGTGATTCCACAATCAAGACTAGAACCTGTTAATCCTACAGAAAATCTGTATTCATTACCAACATCTGAAAATGCAGCAGGAGTAAAAGTATAAATTGGACCTGCAACAGTGTTTTGTGTGTTTAGTAGTGCAGATGTCTGTTCAATGGTTGTGTTAAATGTACCAGTTGTAAAATTAGGACCATAATTTAATGTGCCTCTTACGTAAGTACCTGGTGCGATAGGTCCGGTATAATTAAATGGTGTTAGAGCTGGAATAGTAGCAAGATTCTTAGAACTTAAGAACATCCAGTTAGAAGCATCAAAAGATTTAAAGATATCAAACGTACCTGTTCCAGAAACCTTACCTTCAAAATCAAAAAACACATCTAGTGTTTCATTCGCACAAGGCTGGCAATCTGCTGGATCAAGAACAGCAATAACTTCTCCGAATTCATCAACTTCTACAGCAGATATACCATCATAATAAAAACCTCCAGGAAAAAATGTATTTCCTTCTTGGTCTGAATATAAAGTAGTACATTCTGCAAGTGTTGGGGCATCGCCGTACCAACGTCTTTGGATATCAGTACAACATACAGCAAGACATACATCATTGTTATTGTAACAACCGTAATACATTGTAAGATTATAAATCTCACAGTTACATGAATCGCAATCTCCAGATTGTTGGTTAACTCCGTTTAGAGTCTGAACAAAATTAGTACCGTCAGAATAATATCCGTCAGCAACTCTTGCTGTTCCGATTGCATCTGTATAGAAAATTGGTTGTGAAAACCAAGTTGCTGGATCGTTATCATAAGCCCAAATAGAAGTTGTAGTTTCTAATACGCAACAACAAGCTTCACAGTAATTTACAGCATCAGAGAAGCAAACTTCCACTTCGAATAATTCTGGAATACAAGTACATCCATCAAGAGCTTTAGCAACATATGCTGAAATAATACCTTGATCTCCGGTCACTGTATAAACATAATCCCCAATAGCATACCAACCATTAGGAGCAAAAGTTGTTCCTGCTTCGTTAGTGTATAATCTATCGCCGGGTGCTAAATCTTCTTCTAAAGTTGTAGAATAAACGTTAGTAGCAGTCGAACCTGGTAAGCAACATGAAGCGTTACATAAACTAGAAGGAGAGTAACAAACATCTTCAATTAATTTAAATGGTTTATCTAATGCAATTCCTAGATTGTTTAACTTGTACAATTGCACTTTACAAGCACTTGATTGTCCAACTAAAAATCCTTCGATTGAATTAATTAGATAGTAAGCATCTTTAATCCAAATTTTATCATTAAAATTCAGATCTAATATGTCACCATAATTAAGAATTATTTCGCATTCTAAAATAGAACTATAATCTCTTACTCCAGTTTCTCTTTCTAATGCACCATATGCTGAATCATACCATCTGCGCCAATACGTTTCAAAAGTATTATTAGCAGATAAAGGTGGATTTCCAACAATAGTATTATCCCACGTTGCAGGAAGAGTTTGTTTCCAATCTAAAATATAAGCATTTTCTGCCCAAGGATCTGGATAAGAATTACTTACTAAAGGATATTTGTTTTGAGCTACTGGTGTACCTACATTATCTAAATACCAAGTAATAGATGTGTTAGTGTTCTTACCAGTAGCACCACATAATCCATTATAAAATGCAAGTCTTAACTTAGGTTGCATTGGTAGTCTTTGTCCGGGATTACCTTCCGAAACTGTGTCTTTAGCAATGTGCGGAATTAGAAATGTATTTGCTTTTGTAATCTGTTCAGCGGTTGCAGTAGAAGTGTAGCCTAGCGGAGCAATAGAAAGAGGTGCAAAAATACCTTGCACAGTTTTCGTTCCTTTAATAACTTCGATTTGACTATCTAAATTATATTGACCGTAAACTTGCTTCCATGCATTTTGCCAGTTATAGTTTACAAAGTCATTGTCTTCTTGATCTTTATAGGTAACGAATCTATTCTGTGTTTGGAAAAGAGGATAAGTTTTAAAATCTATCTTACCGTTAAAACGGGAAGTCCAATCTCTTACTTCTCCTTGTTGTATCCAATCGTTCCAAGGAGAAATTTCAAAATGTTTAGAAATTTGTTTAGAAGGAACAAATACTAATTTAAATCTTTCTACTATTGAACGGACGAAATCAATCTGCTTAATATTAGCAGGAAGAATATTAGAAATAGGAACTTGATTAGCATTAGAGGTTGCTACTACTTTTACTTTATTGATAAAAACATTACCAAAAGTATTTCCAAATCCACCTGCTAATGAAGTTGCAAATACAACTTCTTGACCTGGAAGTAAATTTGCTGTTGCAGTAACACTTAATGTACCGTTATTTTGGCTAAAAGGAAAATCTGCACTATCCCAGTTAACTGGCGAATTAGGATTTTGTAAAGTAAATAAAAATCTAACATTAGGATCATACCCTCCTGAATACCAGTTATAATTAGCACTGAAAGTAAAACTGTATAAACCTGGAGCATTTGCTACAAATTTTTGAGGAAAACCAGATTGTCTAAAGTTAGATCCATAATCATAAATTACTTGATCTATAAAAAATGGTTGAGGCTGACCTATAGTTGGTTCTATTTCTATAGTTGTACCTGAAAATCCAGTAAATGCTTCGTAGGTAGAACGTGCTTCTTGATCTGAAACAACAAATAGATTATTAAATAATGCTTCAAAATCTGGGGAAGTAAAACTATAAGTGTATTGGGTCGTATTAAAAATAGCATCCCAAATCACTCGAGCTTTTAACGCAGGTTTAAATTGTCGAATTGAAAGTGCATTAGCAGAGTTAGTAAAAGTTCTAACTCCATTAGTACTCATAGTAGGCTGAACTGGTACTTGTGCTCCGCCTGAATTAGCATAGGTATAACCCCATTCGATTAGTGGATACACAACTGCGCCATCTTTTAAACCACCAGTCCAAGAATTAACAAGATTAGCATAAGTTACCTCGTGGTCATAAGCAGTTAAATCTAGATTCTTTAAGAATCCTTGTTCTTGATCTATACCGATTTGTGAAGCAAAGTCTGAAGTCTCTCCAAAGAATGTAATTTCATATTCAACATTCTGACTTTGCTCGTTAAAGTAACAACTCATTAACTGAATGTTACCGTCCATGTAAAATAGACCTTCGTCTAGAATATAGGCATACGACTTTTTACTTGGATCAAAGAATGTTTGGTTTACATTAAAAGCAGCTTGAAAAAATTGACCATTAGCAGGAGTGTTAGGCACTCTGAATGTTTGCGAGTAAGAACTTACAACAACAGTTGGATCCATTACATCTTGCACACGTAAAGTCATTCTCAATGGTTCAACATCGAAAGTATCTAAGAGTTGCCAAGGATCTGATAGTTCCTTTCTAACGTATAACTGTGGTTGCGACTTCATATAGAAACGATTTACATTGTGCGATCTACTGCTAATTCAATTTCAAATGTTGCAGTAAATAATTTAACTTGTTTAATACTCTTAACCGTGAATTCTTTCTGAGCAATAGTACAAGTATAAGGCCAGTCTTCTTGTCCGATATAAACCCATTGTTGCGGACTCATCACTGCAGTCTTTAACAATTCTACTTCTTCTTGGGTCAAGAAATTAGAAGTGATAGTGTATTTGGTATGAGTTGTTTTGTTGTACTGTTGCATACCACCTCTTAACCAGTTAAGAGTAGAGTCTCCCATTAGAGTTACAGGAGTTGTACCACTCCAATCTACTTCTGTCTGATAGAATTCTGCATTCTCTGCCTCTACTGTCTCTTCAACTTTCATGTCAAAGTTCCAGTATTCTCTACCACCAAGTGGATTCAGCCACACTAAACGTGCTCTCGGGTATAAATACGAGTAGCAATCTTCTGTTAATTGGATTGTCACAATCTCAGAAAGTGGATTAGTTGGTTCACCAGAGTAAGTACAGTTACCTGCAATAGTTAAATTAGCGAATAATTGCACTGTGTAATAAGCTGGTAGTTCTGGTAAAGCATCTAAAACGCCCATATCATCTAGGTCTTTTGGACCGACACGTACAGAAACTAGTTCTTGATTAGTCTCTTGATCGAAATCTACAATAGGATCTCCGCAATCTGGACGAGGTCCGCCACCAAAATTCTCTGAATTCGAAATAGCATAGTGTCCAATGCTTTCGTTATCTGCGTTATAAAATTCATACCATACCACTTTAGGTGATGACGCTTGCAAATAAGGAAACGTTGCACTTACTTGTTTGTATTGGTAGACAGGATTACGGTTAAGAAATGTTAACGTGTGTCTGTCATAAATTAGGTCTTTGGCTGTAAAGTTCTTACTAGGACTTGCTGGTGTTGTCTGCCATGCTCCGCCTGCCACTGTGCGTGGCATATAGGAAAGGAATTTACCAACTCCACCGCAGGTGGAGGCGCTATAAATTGCATTACTCTTTAGAACATATGGTGCTAACGCACCAAACAGTCCGTAATAGTCGTTATCGTTTGACTGTTGCACCGCTAAAGTCTGTTGCTGATCTTTCCAATCTAAAGAAATTGGAAGTGCTATAACAGGTCTATTTGAATATCCTTGCGCACCCAGATAATAACTTGGTGTACCAACTGTGTTAGCAGTTCCGGTATAAATTCTTAACGGAGAAGGATAAGCACCAACGCGGTACTCTTCCCCAACATACATGAACACAGAACAAGAAGCAAATTCTCCAATCTTCAACGGAGTCGAAGTAGGAGTACCTGTTTCATTGGCAAAACGGGTGGGATCTAAATAAGCATTTAGAAGTACACTCAGATCAATCAGACCTGCACCTTGTGGATTAGGTCTTTGCTTGATACGGTTAACATAAACTCCATCAACATAAATGTCAAACACGAATTTAAAATCAACCTCTTCTACCTTGTCAGATTCCACTGACCAGATAACAGGGTTATATCCTGCCGAGTAAAATTTGGGTCTAAAGTAGACTTGAGTTATCATCTTTGCGTGTTATATTTTTGAGCCACTTGTTTATTTTCTTCTTCAGCACGTTTAATCGCGTCTCGGCGATAGGCAAGGAAGTTGAAGGCTTCTCGGACTCCAAGTTCTGAAGCTCTTGAAACTTCGAGAGGATTATCGCCGGCCAATCCGATGAGAGTGCCGTACCACCCTTTTGCAACATGGTTTGGGCCTCTTTCTCCATCATCCTCTGTATCTTCTTCGGGGATTTCAAATAGATTGGCGTAGTTCTTAAGGATGCTCGTGCGATAGCCAAAAAAAAACCACTAACTGCACGTGCTCTACCGATACTTAAATCCATGAATAATTCTGAACGGTGTTTAAATCCGTCATAGTCGTATTTCTCTACAATGTTCTTTTTCCACTTGCGACCTGTAATTGGACGATATAAGACAGCTAGAATTTCATGAATACGAGAATCAGCGTTGGGATCTGAGATAATCACATCTAGATCTGCAAACTCTCCAATCGTCATCTTATCAAAATCAAGTAAACCATACTCCACACCGTCGTGTGTGAACTGGTGTACCACCTCTTGGTGGTTAAACATTTCCACTTGAATCATTAATTCTAGATTCTGCCAAATCTCGTTCCAAGAAGAGAGAGTGAAATCTCTTAAGATCTCAATCGGACAACCACTTAAGACAGAGATAATGTGATAACGAGAATTCGTGTCATCTAATAACAGATCCGTTTTGATCTGGTAGTAGTCACGAATTTTAATCTGATCAATAGTCCATTTCTGGTCGTCTAATTCAAAGTTTATTTTCATATGTTGTAAAATTCTTCTTCAATCATTGCCTCAATAGCTTGCGCATACGCAACCGAAAGTTCATCGCCAATCATTTCATTAACCGTGTCGGTAAAGCTTAAGAAATAACGGGGTTTAATACCGCCTACGCCTCTTCCTGGATTCTCTCTCGGAGCATACACACTTAAGGCATCTAACAATTCTTGGGTCACGTTCATACCAGTATCTAAAGAAGCAGGACTTCTCTCTTCCATGGTACCACGTAACAAGTAAATACCATAACTAGGTTCCATCACAATGTACATGCCATCTCTATCTGATTCCACCCGAATGGTACTTGCTATCTTCTCACTAGGCGCCTGAGAGCGCAGAATGATTTCCAGCTTCCTGGCCAGGACTCCATATGCTTCTCTCAGATCTATCCTAGTCTCCATTTACAAATGCTGCGTTACAATTATCAAATGGTGCTTTGATTTCAAAGATCACCTCACATGACCAGCCCGCCAAATTATTTTGGTAGCTTTCTAGAAACGGTCTAGCAACAACAGGCAATTGCAGCTTCATGTCCACTTCTTCCCAGGTTGTCATCTTAATACGACTTAACAAATCTTGTAGAATCATAAAGGTCGTGTTCAGTTGATCTTCTTTTGTTTGTAGGTCATAGTTAGTGATGTCCTGCACGGAAAGAGCAAATGAGAACTCTGTCTTCCCAAATTCATCTAGATCTGCACGTCTAGGGATAAGGAACACTAGAGGGTATTTAACAGGGGAATCTGTATTAGTGTCAACGTCAATGTCAGAAGGTTGACCAAATGTGAATTGTTTGACGTTTAAATGAGAAAGACTAAGAGTTCTCATGTACTCTACAATTGCTTTGAAGCTGGAAATAGGACCTGAAGCTGCCATATTGCTGTTTATAATGAATATGTATCGCTCCGGTTTTGGAGAGGTTTTCTAGAAATATAGATCAAATTCGCTCTTGGCCCGTGTCATAATCGAATATCCTGTACGCATACCGATCTTCATACGAGTGCCTACTGCATATCTTACAGCATCTAACAAGTGATTATAGCCATCGATAGGCTTATCTGTGCCTTCCCGATAGACATAATTCTCGTATTCTTCCCTCAGATTACTCGACGAAGGGTCGGCAAACACCTGATAACTCCGGATTGCATCTATCCCATGACGGATAGAATCCGGTCCTTTCACACATGGCGAGATGTTACTCCACCCTAAACGACGCAGAGTCTGAATAGATCTGGGATCTGAACTATCGGCTATGATGGTTGCATGCTTGGGTACGCCACCTAGACGCATAGCATCACTCAGATCTTCTGTGGTTAAACCCCTGGTATAAAGAAGTTCTCTGATCCATAACTTGCTGCCCTTCTTGTTCACTTGGACAAGAGCTGTGGGATCGTTAGCAAAGCCGAAGTCCAGACCTAAGACTACTTCACTTTCTGGATCAGGAGCATAGAACCAAGTCCACTTCTTGTAGACCGCACCAGCCCCAGAGTCCCTCCAGTGGCCTTCGATATGGTGGTCGAAATAATCCGGATCAGTCTCCCGCATGTCTAACCATTCCTGAACTTTAGTGGGATCTAAGTTCTCTATATTGTCCCGGAAGGTTGTATGTAAAAAATTATGGTTTGTCTGCCATTTGGGGTTCGGGCTTCCGTCAGGCATATACCAGCGCTTGTAGATCCAATGATTCTTAGATGTGGGGTTGAAACACACGAATATCTTTCGCTCACTCCCTTTGGTTCGGAAGGAGTCGATTAACTTGATGTACTCCTCTTCACTTGGCATCTCTGTGGCTTCGTCTATTAGAAGGTGGGTTACATTAGATAAACCTTTACCTTTAGCACTCATGGTGCCATCAGTCATCTTCATACTATGGGTCAGTATCATGTTCCCATTCTTGGAGTTAATGATTTCATCCCCGCTTATCTTAAGCATCGAGGTGAGTCCCCATGCATCTATGAGGTCAAGGAT